CGCTACCTTAAGGCTCCCGCAGGTACGCATACATTGGTGTACGTTTTGATTAACGTGAGATCGTCCTCACGATGTGGCTAAAGCCACAGGTCGCCGTAACCGTCGCATACGGCGCCTTCTGGGAGCTCAACCCTATGGATCTTATTCCAACAACCAGCAGGGTAAGACTGGAGTTTAGAGGAACTGCACGCATGGACATACGTGTCGAAGTAGTCCCTCCAGCTCTGGTGGGGTTTGAACCAAAGCGGAATAGTGGTCAGCTCGTCCTGGCGGTCAAACCAGGCCTCGTACTCGAGCTGAAGGGAGATCGGAAACGCGAACTTTTCCGCCATAACCTCCCTGGTTGCATGGTGAATTTCAGCATCTAATTCTGGGCGTCCATACAAAAAGGCTTCCTCATAAAGCCTGCGGTGATAAGAATCCACACTTCGGTCTTTCAAAATCAATCTGTGGTCAAAGGAACGGGTCCAGCGCAATATCGCCCGCGACATCGCACTGACCACTGGACAGGCAGGGTATTGGTAACCGTAGCTAAATGCTTTAGCACGGAGAAGGGACAGGTGCCGAGCACGCCTTGCCATGGCGTAGCTTCCATCGATCCAGCCGATGGTTGCCAAAACTTTACGCGGATCACAAATCACGGTCAGGGTCTCTGGGTCGAAAACCTGCCCGCAAAAGGACGCCGTGTTCAGCTGCTCATGCTCCTCCAACTTGACTATCAACCCGAGGTCTGTGTACAGATGCAGTTTGGCTTGGAATTTCTTCCAGCCGCTCTGCGAGAACCCCAGGAGACCGTCATCCCCCTCGAACATTGCTACGAACTCCTCATCGGTAACCCCCGCCTCAGAACAGATAAATAGGAAAAACAACATGTTGGACAGCCCGTTACCTAGGCTTGTGTTCATCTCCCCCGACATTCGTGTAGCTTCAACAAGTAAACGAATGAATCTGCTCTTAATTTTGTTCTTGCCTGCAAGAACTTTCCTTAACAACTTCATGAAATCTGCACCTTGTGCTAGGTCTTTGGTCAGATACTCATACACCTGAAATTCTCCCGCCTCGAAGAGCAGTTTGGTGAAAACCGTCTCATAACTGGTATAGTCTGTTCCAGCATACTTGAAACCGTAGCGGTGCAACTTTTCGTTCACCCACTTAGCACGGTCCTTCGCCTTCACTTTCTTAATGAAATAATCCAGTTTAAAGACTTCCTTCTCCAACGCGTGAAACATCGGGCCTACCTCCACCTTAAACCTGTCGGTTCGCGAGTTAATGGCACGCGCATGCTTGTACTCTGTGTACTGTTCAGCCTTCGCATGCATCTTGACCTCACAATCCGCCGGGCCCAGGGTAGGGCTGGCCTCAAACGCCTCACGCAACTCCTCCTGTCGAGCAGTAGAATAACTCGCCTCTTGTAACCACTTTTCAATGCTCAAATCAGTCCCGGGGGGCAGTGGCTTTAACCCCGACGACTCGATCCACTTTTTGACCCACCTGCGGAACTTCGCAAGGACAGATGGGTCAGGGGGTGGCGGTGCTCTAATAAACCTCTTGTAAATGCCGGCCAGCAGTGTTGGACTGTCACGTGTGTCTGGATGGGGGAGCGTGGCACCTTCAAGGTGCGCTCCTGATGAAACCATCATTGGGACACGTCTCCCCTGTGGGGAGACATTGAAGGACAGTATCTCTGCAGACTCTTTGCATTTTTCTAGGGAGGCCAATGGCACTTCGCCGACCCGGTATCCGTATGCTAGAATAACCGGGTCCTCCCCCCCACGTGAAAACCCGCCTGCGGGTCGTGGAGTGGATCGTTGTTCCTCTCGAATGCAGCCCAAAGCCTTGCCAGCTTTGCGGTATCTCGGAGGATATGCCCATCACTAACATTCAGATGGGTAACTGTGGCCAGGTACGTGCTAAAGCGCTCCAAAGAGAGCTTGTCGTCCCCGACAACAGTAGGTGGAAGGACACGGCTAGACACCATGTCACGGAGTGCTGTGAGTGAGATCACCACATCATCCCCTGCCCCGTTGTCAGTGATACCCCCAAATCCACCATAAAACTTTCGTTGAATGGTTGCTGTCATCAATTGGGGGTCCGACAGGATTTTACCCTGCCGTTGGGGGAAGGGCCTGAGGTCATGCACTTGGTCCTCAGGCACGGGCTTGTTATCGAAGGTCACTGTATACTCTTCGATACGAGGATTGAACAAGCCCTGTGGAATACGGTCAAGAAGAGGTTGAGCTTTCTCAAACATGGCCGTCTTCAGGTCACTGAACCAGTCAGCGGCCTGGGAAAGGAGCGGGTAGCCAGCGACAAAGGCATCCACTCGAGGGTGTGATAGCGCTGTTTCAACAAACGCCACCGTGGCACCTCTACTGATCATTTTAGAGATGCCCGCCAAGGCAAACATACCAAGGCGCTTCACGGGGGACATTGCTCCCACGTGGGATACGATCGCATTAGCGACCGCCATTCCAGAAAGCTTCAGCACGATGGATAGCACGATCTGGAAGCCCAAATAACCGAGGGCACGGGGCAACACTGACCACCTGATTGTGTCGCCACGGCGAATCATCCCCATTAGAGCAAGGACGAACGCCAAATAGTTCACAGCTGGTGTGGTAAAAGCATGTGAACCCTGAAGACTAGTGTATCTCACTGTACGGAGCCCCCTCAGGATGCTATGGATCTTCAAAGCATTTTGATGACCCTGAGAGAACACCGTTTCAGCACTAGCGGGCTTACCATCAATAAAGGTCACAGTAAACCCATCCTGGTTGGCAAACGGAATGGCCAAACTAGGATCTTCAAACCTCGGATCCTTGGGGGTCTGAGGCGGGCCTGGTTGCCCTTGTGGATTTCCACCACCGACAGGCTGGGCGTTCTCAATCGCTACGCGCTCAACTTCTTTCTCCAAGCGCGACGCAGCGAACCCAGCTGCCTTTCCCTTCCCTTTCTCTTGCTTCCTGCGGGGTTGGGATGATGATGAAGACCCCTCATCATCTGAGGAGTCCGAGCCTTCGGCAGGTGAAGGCTCTCCCTCTTCAGTGTTCTCAGCAAGATGCTTCAGCCCCCGGGCAGCTTTTTGTTCATGGGGGCGTGGCTTCCTCTGATCCCACGTGGGAGGGTAAAGGCCCTCCAGGATGTTGGCCTCCGCAATCTCACCAGCTTTCCGATTTGTTGGGATATCGGTTCTTTGAGGATAATTAGCTGGATCCTTGAGATATTGGTACCATCTGGTCCTGAGGGCATTGAAGTGTGGCTGGCACTTCGCCTTCTCCAAAGCTTTCGCACGCGCCGCGGCATCCGGCTTAGGCGAAGAAACGGTCTGGGAGCTAGGTGCTCCACCGAAACTTGCCGAAGCGTTAGCGTAGGATTTGTGTTCCTGCTGGGAAGGTTGTGGTGGCTCAACCCCTGCGTTCTGGTCTTTACCATTGGCAGGGGCCCCTTGATTATCACGTGCATTAGTTGTGTCCATGGCGGTATTCGGTTGATAAAGAAAGAGGTTTTGTTGAGCACGTGCTCCCCTAGGAGCTCTCCCGTCTAGCGGGGTCCGGTCCCTGAAGGCTGATAAGATATCTGGTCCCACTAAAGATCACGCCCGGTATCCCGCGGCATCAATCTAGCGTGTTGGAGAGGCTCACTTTCTCACTATCGCATAACGCTGCTGTTGGGTATGAAACCAACTAAGGCCCTTAGCCGCAGCACGACAATGTTAGAGTGTGACCTCCTGGTACCCAGTACGTCCTACGCTCCTTCGTAATCCCCCATTGATTTGGGAGACCCGCAACCAGCTACCAGCAGACGGCCCCCGAAAGGGCCCTAAGCATACGCCAGTCACCCACCGGTATTAATGGCCCGGTACCATAAGCGGTTATGCCGCCCCGAGAAAGAAAACCCCATTGGGGAAAAGAAAGAGCCGCTGCTCT